CCAATGCGCCGTCTATATAAATTAGTTCCATGACCCCGCCCTCGTCCCAGGAAATAAGCATACTGTCCCCTTCGCTCGTCCAGGTGCCGGTATCCTGACTTCCGTCCGTGTCCGTCCACGTGGCTGTACCGTCCCCATCAACTTTGATGGTGACGAGCATACCAGTATCGCCTGTACCAAAGGACTCATCGCCGACTTTGATTGTATGCACATACCAGGTACCCACGAAGCGGGTATCAACTCCCGAAGCAAGTCCTGAGCCAAGCGACATTGTCAGCATCAGTATGCAGGTCAACAATATGGCTAACAGTCTCCTCATACAATTCAACTCCTTCTTTCATGCCTGGATGCAAATACCTGTGAATTATAGCCTATAATCCCAGGTGACATATTCTGTGCGGTCGTATATGTACGTTCAATGCAAAGGGAGTGCGATATTTTCGTCGTTCACAGATCGGTTTCGTGCATGCTCATTATAGCGTGTGGGTTTCGTTCATACAAGACATCAAAATCATAATGGTAAACGCGTGTCACCAGCAAAGAATTCTGAAAGCATTGATACTGGCGCCGCCGCACAGAGAGCCATTCTCCGTACGGCGGCTTTCTGCATTATGTCATCAGGGGATTGCAGTGAAAGCCGGTTCATAAACCGTTGCCAGGAAGGTCGCGCCCATCTCGGCTGTGAATCCATTCTCGCCTTCATCCGCTACTGCCTGATACAGTCCATCCTTGGTCCGTTTGATTGCGGTCCACTCAACTTCACCGTTCTGGCGGTTGATGGTACCGCCTTCCTTTGTCGCGTAGCTTTCCGTCACCGGTTTCGCCCTGACCTTGTAGAGCCAGATGTAGCGGTACTTCTGGTTGGATTTCTCCGACATGAAGCCTACTGCAAAGTAGGGGGGCTTATCCGCTGCAGCCCGTACCAGAACGCCATTGTCATCGATCCGGTTGCCAAACACCATCTCCTGGATTTGCAGGGGAATATCAGCCATTTTGGTCTTGAACGATAGTTCGGGATCTGGATAGAGCACATCGAATTCAATGTCATCCGCGTACTGGATCTCAGGATCCGTGTTCTCCGGGGTAATGGATGCTTCGATTGCGCCTGCGACCAGTTGCAGGGCACCGTAGGCAATAGCCGCTTCACTATCCGCTGTCAGTGGCGCGATAACCATATTTTTAAGTCCCACCGTGCTTGCCACGATGGGCGATGAAGTAGCCGGCATATGTGATTCTCCTCTTTATGTATTCGTAATTTCGTGCCTCAGCACACGTTTGATCTCTTCGAAGGCTTCACCCGCCTTCACATCGAAGGCAGGTCGGACAAATGGATGCGCCGGCGCAGGAGCCGGTCCGCCATGTCCAAACTCGACCGGGTTTGCATAAAATGCACCGCGTTCACTATGGTGCACGCCAATGGTAATACGCTTCCCGCCGTTTCTATTTTTCTTCACGTTCCCCGTCTGGATGGAATCATGTAGGTCGCTGGTGATGATCCTGGGGTCGGTAGAAGCGTTATGAAGCATCTGCTCTTCGATTGGGACAGCTCCTGCCTGCAAGGCACGCATTACACCCGGACCTTGATCCAGCGCTGCTGCCATGTTGATTAGGTCATCCTGCAGGTCATCAAATCCACGAAGCTCTATGGCCATCTATTCCACTTCCTCATACAGGCTCCAGGTCCACTGGATGGCATACAATCGGGTTGCAGCATCATAAGCAGGCTGGTTGTATCCTTGGTCTGTTTCTTCCACCATGCCGAAACCGGCAGCGTACATGGCGTTTCGCACCAAGACAGATGCCTGGGTTGGGTCACCTATACTCCAGAGGTTCAAGTAAACGAATGTTTTTACTGCGATTACCCGATCGTCAAAGTGTGTTTCTTCCTTGGTTGTGGATGAATAGACCAGGTACTGGGCCGGTGGGCTTCCCTGCCCAGTGGTAGGCTTCCAGATGCCCGCAAACACCGGGATGCCGATGTCCTTAAGCGCTTCCTGCACCTGTTTCATCAGTTGATACCTTTCACAATGGATGCCTTCAAGCCCAGGTACCTGCGTTTGAACTCATACTCACCTAGGGTGACGATGCGCCATTTTTCATCCAGGAACCGCACCCACATGCCCGGCTTGATGTCCGGCCGATGCCGGATGGTAAAGTTGATCACCGCTTCCGCGTTGTCACTGTCTGCTGCCCTGAAGTGCTGATTGCCTGCGTCTGTGGCCGAAGCCCAGACCTTGCAGATGATCCTGTCAATGGGTTGGGCATAACCGTTCTCTGTGATTTCATTCTCTGTCAGCCCGATCTCCACCAGATGCCGGAGATCTCCTGGATGAGGGGCAGCTTCAAAGTTCTTATATCCACGCAGATAGGTTCACCCCCTTCAGTTGGCTTAAAACATCTTTTCAATGTCCCTATGCGGATAGAGTAGGTTTTCAAAGGCCATGCGCATGGTGAGGTAGGTATGTTTGTCAGGGTTGTCGCGGTTCTCGTAGTAATGCGAAACCATGAGCAGGACAGCGAGCCGAACTGCTTGAGGTGCATTCTCGTCAAATGTCACCCGACAAAAATCCTCAGCTGCTGCCTGCACCTGCTGAATCAGGGAAGCCAGGAACTCGTCCTCTTCTTCATACTGTACGCGCAGATGCGCTTTCGCTTCCTCTACCGTAATCACCATGCGCAGGCCTCCTTTTAGGTTACTTCGGATGTCCCAGCCATCAGCCCGGCGTGCTGCAGCGCAGTGAGAAGGAGGTTAAAGTCCTCTCTCAGCGCTGATACTGTGCTTGCAGTACTGGGGGGCTGGTAGGGCAGCTGCGCACCTTGCGCAGGGGGGAGGTCAAACAGTCCCTCTGATCCTTCTACCGTTGCGCCGGGAAGGAAGGTCAGCTTACCGCCGACCACCCATTCATTGCCCCCATGGGCATGGTAGTTGCGAGTCGATTCACTCATGTTGTATCCTCCTCAATTAGCCCTCTATACTGCCTTCAAGGTGAGTGTCTTCACAGCTTCACGCAGGATAAGCCGGCCATCCACGCGCTGGGTGATCTTGAAACCGACCTGATCCGTTGCAGCATACAACTCATTCAGGCGCTGAAGTGCATGACCTTCGCGATCTGCCAGCCAGTAGTAACTGAAGTCACCATACAGAATGGCTGCGTTGCCTGCTGCCGGTAGCGGCATGTAGTTGGAGGTCAGCACTTTCTGATTCAGCAGGGTATCGGGCTGACCAAAGAGCAGACCGGGCTGCCACAGATACTGGCCATTGCCGTCCTTGAGTTTCCTGAGCAGCTTGATCGTGGCGTCATTCATGATGTAGCTAGCTTTGCGCCGATACCCTGCTTTTAGTGAATGCTGCAGATCAATGAGCTCATCTGCCGTGATGGCAGCCAAGGCAGCTGTGGTGACGCCCAGTTCAGCCCCCAGGGTAGTATGCAAGAGGCCGGTCGGCTTGTGGCTGCCATCCCCGGTCAGGATAGCCTCTTCTTCAGCTGCGCCAACACGCCGGGCGAACTCACGGATGATATAGGCTGCCAGGTCGAAAGCCGAGTCATGCAGCAGCTCTTCGCTGATGCGGATCATGCTGCCTACCTTGTGCGCAGACAGGGTGATCTGGCCAAATGCATCATCCGATTCAGAAATGGCCGATTCTTCCTCGACCCAGAATGCGCTGCCCTTGCTGGTCACCAGCGGGATCTTCCGATCACCTGAGGAGGTGGTGATCACATGCACCAGACCGCGCATGATGTTCTCTTCCTGCAGCGCTTCGACAAGCGTGCGCTCAAACTCATCCGGCACTGTGTAGCCGCCCTCACTCTCAACGCCAATCTGCAGGGCGTTATATACTTCATGAGGGACTGATTTTTGACGGATTACCCGCCAGAAGGCATTCTTGTATGCTTCAGAGCTCCGGCCCTTCTTGCCTTCAGGCTTATCCACCTGGGGGCTGCTGACCAGAGGGGTCATGGTCGGACTGTTCATCTCCATGTCCATGGCAGCCTGGCGCTCCAGGCGTTCGATCTCGTGACCCAGGTTAACGACATTGGTTTCCATCTTGTCGTAGGTCGCGGCATCCTCCGTAGAGAGCGTTCCATCCCCGCTCCGCTTGGTATCCAGAAAGGCCTTTGCACCGTCCCAGGCCTTTGCGCGCTTTTCACGCAGATCCAGTATCTGATTCATATGGTTCCTCCTCTTATTTCAAAAGCGACAGCCTTTTTTCAAGGTCTGCCGCTTTCACTCGGGGTTCCGGGGGTTCGATTCGTTTCTTGAGCTTGTCCATGAGGCTATTGGTCACCGCACGCCTGGAGAAGGCATATGTTGGGGAGTCATGATCTTGCACCTGATCCTGCGAGGTGAACATGATTTCATCGCAGAATCCATACTCCTTCGCCTTGTTCGCGTTCATCCAGGTTTCCGCATCCATAAGCTGAGACAGCTTATTACGCGACAGACCTGTTTTGATCTCATAGGCGTTGATGATGCTCTCCTTCACCTCATCCAGCAGATGGATAGTCTTTTTCATCTCTTCGCTGTCGCCCATTGCGAAAGTGAGCGGATTATGGATCATCATCAGGCTGGTGGGGGACATGAACACCCTGCTGCCTGCCATGGCGATCACAGAGGCTGCAGATGCTGCGATGCCGTCCACCTTCACCTTGACGTCGCCCGGGTAATCCATGAGCATGTTGTAGATCTGCGAAGCTGCCACACAATCCCCGCCTGGGGAGTTGACCCAGACCGTGATTGGCCCGCTCCCGGCCATCAGGTCCTTTTTGAATGCCGCTGGGGTGACATCATCCTCGAACCAGCTGGTCTCGGCAATCACGCCTTCCAGGCGGAGGGTGCGGCTTTCATCTGTGTTGCACACCCAGTCCCAAAACTTCTTCACTCTTTTCCTCCTCTGTTTGTTTTAGGGCAATAGCAATCGGGATCATGTTGCCGTTGACCAGATAGGCATTTCCGCCCTCCTTTTCTGATATCGGATTCATGCTCTCCAGTTCCCGGATATCATTGGCGCTCATCCAGCCGTTCTGCCGCGCGATGGCATAGCCTTCCATGCGCTCCTTGTGTGCGCCGCGCAGGAGTCCATCCATGTTGAAACGCACATAGAAGCGTCCCTTTTCGCTTTCTGACAATAGTGCCCGATTCATGCCCTGTTCCAGGCGTACCAGCCAGGGACGGATGGTGTGCATACCAAAGGAGATGGACTGGTGCTCTATGTTGGAGAAAGTGGCATGCTCCAGATCGCCCACCAGGTGAGGCGGGACGCGGAAGATACGGCAGATCTCCGAGACCTGGAATTTCCTAGTTTCCAGAAACTGCGCTTCGTTGTTGGGCATGGAAATGCGCTCGAATTTGAGCCCTTCTTCCAGGATGGCCACCCTGCCCGCGTTCGCATTACCACCATAGGCTGCGTTCCAGCTCTGCCGAAGGGCTGCGGGATTTTTGACAGTATTAGGGTGAGTCAAGACGCCGGAGGGTGTTGCGCCGTTTGAAAAGAACCGGCTGCCGTACTCTTCCGCTGCCATGCCAAGGCCAATGGCGTTTCGCTCCATGGCTACCGGGCTATAGCCCACAATCCCATCAAATCCCATGCCGGGGATGTGCAGGATATTCACCGGGTGAATCTGGATCGATTTTCCGTCTGTGGTGGCATAGGCATAGGTCAGGTTTCCCTTGGCATCCCTGTCGACCGTCATCCGATCCGGGAGAAGCGGATATAATGCCGTAATCTGCCCTCTGCCGTTTCTGACGATCTGGCTGTAGGCGTTGCCCCACAGGAGCAGATGGGAGAGCAGCGTCTCTCTGAACACGAAAGATGTCATCTCCGGATTCGGTTCATCATGCAGCAGGCGATAGAGCTGATGCTTGGTTGCCTTATCGCTCCCGCTCTCTTTCTCCTCATACAGATGCAGGGGAAGGCTGGCGACCGTTTCCGCGATCACCCTGACGCAGGCATACACCGTAGGCACCTGGATGGCTGTGCGTGCAGTTACGGATTTGCCTGCGACACTGGACCCAAAGAAAAATGCCGGGGCAGCGCTCACGGCATTGTAAGGTTTGTCCCGCGCCTTAAAAAGGCTGAACAAGTTAATAAAGCCCCACCTCACTTCTTCCAATTCTTTACTGGCTACAATTGATAAAGGCAAATTCGTAGCTTTTACTTGTTTTTCAGATTGGGACAAATTTTCCCGTTTTGATTTCGATACACAAGCTATTTCTCAACCATCCCTTACTTTAAGATATTCACAATAACATTGATATTTCAAGGCTTATGTGCTATTTTTAAAGTAAGAGAAGGGGTTTTTCACAGAAGTTTCACTCCTTTGTACTGACGGACATTATTGCTTTCTATTTAATTGGTCAGCGAATTGTTGTCCGACAATTCTGAAATATCATTTTGGAATATCCGATTATGGCACTTTACTTACTCGCTCTTATGTTCTATAATAGAGAGCGTGAAAGTAAGGTGATGAGATGAGTCAGTTTGCTGTGTTAGACAGTTTGGTAGCATCTGGGAATGGATACCTCTGCACCTCGCAGGCAATTAGCAGCGGTGTTTCGAAACCGACTCTTGCAGAATTTGTCAGCAAAAGAAAAATGAAGCGTGTCGCGCAAGGTATTTACCTCTCTGAGGATGCCTGGCCGGACGAACTATACCAGCTGTCTTTATCGAATGCACGGATCGTATTCTCCCATGAAACAGCCCTATTGCTTCATGGCCTGATGGAGCGTGAGCCGAAGTATACGAGTGCAACGGTTAAAGCCGGATACAATGCGACACATCTGCGTAAGAAAGGAATTCGCGTGTATCAGGTAAAGGCTGATGTAGCAGAACTTGGCGCAATAGATATCCGGACGAGTTTTGGCAACACCGTCCGCGCATATGATATGGAACGAACGATTTGCGATATTCTCCGTAATAAAAGTTCGATGGACATTCAGATTTTTCAGTATGCTATGAAAGAATATATGGCCAGTAACCAGAAGAATCTCAATCAGCTGATGGTCTATGCAAAGAAATTTCAGATCGATGCCGCGATGCGGACATATACAGAGGTAATGCTATGATCCAAACCGCAACTCAACTAAAAGCAAAGGTAAGGAACCTATCTGGCAGCGACAGTACAAAAGCCCAGACACTAATCCGAAACTATATTATGGAGCGCTTTCTGGAGCGTATTGCTCTCTCACCATACCGTAACAACTTTATCCTCAAAGGCGGCATGCTTGTGGCCGCCGTTGTAGGACTCGATACAAGGGCCACGATGGACATTGATACCACTGTCAAATCTCTCACACTGTCAAAAGAAAATGCAGTAAAGACAATCGAAGACATCATTGCGGTTGAGATCCATGATGGTGTCGAATTCAGGATCTCCAAAGTGACTGAAATCATGGAGGAACGTGACTATTCCGGCATACAATGTATGCTGGAGGCGACGTTGGACAAGATGCGGCAAACCATCAAGATTGACATCTCAACCGGTGACATCATCACACCGGGGGCTGTGGAATACTTCTATCCGTTGATGTTCGAGGATCGCTCAATTTCCCTTTGGACATACAATCTTGAAACTCTGCTGGCAGAAAAGTTGGAAACGATCATGGCCAGAGGCACCACTAACACTCGAATGCGTGACTTTTATGATATCCACGTCATTATGCTTCAGAAGACTCATGATAATCATGTTCTGAAAGCAGCATTCATTGCAACGAGCGAAAAGCGTAATACAATCCGCCAACTTCCTAACTTCAGGAGGATTCTTCAGACCATTGAGACAGATGAAAACATGACTAAGCTTTGGATCCGCTACCAGGCAGAATCATTCTTTGTCGACGACTTGGCATGGACTACAGTGATGAAGAGTGCTATGTTACTTGCTGAGAGTGTTTTATGACAACAATGCATCAGAAAATGAAGTGATTGTACTAATCACATTCCATTTCCTGTCTTTCTATCATGGCAGCGCTTGCACAAGGGCTGCCAATTGCTTTCATCCCAGTAGAGATCTTCATCTCCCCGGTGAGGGAGTATATGGTCCACAACAGTAGATGGCACAAATTTTCCGTTGCGCTGGCACTCCATGCATAAAGGATATCTGCGCAGATATCGCTTTCTGGATGCGCGCCATTTGGTGTCATAACCTCGGGCCGTGGCATTTTCCCGCGCATACAGCGCTTGGTGTGCCTCACAATACACGTCATCTGAGAGGTTGGGACATCCCGTATGGCGGCAGGATCGCTTGGGTTTTCTTGGCATCTCTCCTCCCTATATGTATAGAAGGCCGCGTTCATCGTACACGGATCCAGAACCGCCCTGGTTCTTCATAGCTCGGTCCAATGCCATCACTAGCGCGACCACACCATCCACCTTTTCGGTGGATTTTTGTTTATCAATCTTCAGGTTCCCAGCGGGATCCATTCGGACAAAAGCATTGTCCATGTTCCAGCGCAGCACCGGGTGCCCACCATGATTGAGTTTACGCTCCAGCACAATGCGCATTAGTTCCTTCGTGGGCGGACTCATGTCGCGAAAGCCCTGGCCAAAGGGAACCATGGTGAAACCCTCGTCCTCCAGTGCTTGCACCATCATGGTCGCGTTCCAGCGGTCATAGGCGATCTCCCGGATGTTATAGCGCTCACCCAGTTCACAAATGAGTTTCTGAATGAATCCATAATGCACCACATTGCCTTCGGTAGTTTGAAGGAAGCCTTGGCGCTCCCACTGGTCATACATCACATGATCGCGCCGGACACGCAGCTGAAGCGTTTCCTCCGGCAGCCAGAAGAAGGGTAGGATCGCATAAGGCTCATCCTCATCCAGGGGAGGGAACACCAGCACAAAGGTGGTCAGGTCGCTTGTTGAGGAAAGATCCAAGCCGGCATAACAGACCCTGCCTTCCATCTCATAGGGATTTATCGCGCCTCCGCATTCATCCCATTTGTCCATGGGCATCCAGCGGATGCTTTGTTTCACCCACTGGTTCAGGCGCAGTTGTCGAAACATGTTCTCATCCGCTGGTGTTTCCTGTGCCTTATGAAAGGCGTCGCGCACCTTATCAATGGTGATCGTATGACCAATGGAGGGATTTGCCTTGTACCAGTTCTGCTCGTCTGTCCAGTCGGCATCATCTGGCAGGCCGAAGATGACAGGATAAAAGCGCTGATCCGCTTTCCGGCCCTCCAATATGTCCATCGCCTTCTGGTGCACTTCCCAACAGATGGAATTACGGTCCGTGCCGGCAGTTGTCAGCAAAAACCATAGCGGCTGCTTGCGTGCATCGCCAGAGCCCTGAGTCATAACGTCATATAAAGCTCGTGTAGGCTGTGTATGTAGTTCATCAAAGATGCAAGCCGATACGTTCAAGCCGTGCTTGGTGGCCACCTCACTGGACAGTACCTGATAGATACTGCCGGTGGGCTGGTACACCATCCGTTTCATGGACGGGATGATTTTGATCCGCTTCAACAGTGCCGGGGACTGCTTGACCATATCAACAGCGACATCAAACACGATAGCGGCCTGCTGTCTGTCCGATGCGCAGGAGTAAACCTCCGCTTTCCATTCGTCATCGTTTGTCAGCATGTTCAGCGCAATCGCAGCACCAAGCTCAGACTTACCCATTTTTTTGGGTATTTCAATATAGGCCGTGGTGTACTGCCGCATGGAAGGATCATCTTCCCTCACTGTGCCAAACACATCCTGGACAATTTTCTTCTGCCATGGCAGTAGGTTGAAGGGCTTTCCATGGAATTCACCCTTTGTGTGTTTCAAGCACTCGATAAAGCCGGTAACCCTGTTTGCTCTCTTCTCATCAAACGCCACCGCTCCAGCCACCTTTCAGCAGCTTTTCCATGGGGTCATCCGAAAAAGTATCGTCCTTGCCGCTACCGGCAGCAATGATACGCGCGCGTGTTGCAGGCGTCAGTCCAAACTCAGAGCAGAAGGATTGCATGATCTTCAGGTTCTGCTGGGCGATGCTGACCTGCGGCACCTGTTGAACATAACCGGATGGTGTTTTGAAGATAGAGCCATGCTGGGTGATGAACATCTCGGCTTCCTTCCACCGGGCGTATGCCTGGCAGTAGCCTTCAAAGGCGGTCAGATCAACCATCGTCAGCACACCAAGGGCTTCCAGGGAGGGTGCCAGCCGCTTCCATTCCTTCTTGGCTTCGGGTAGAAGCCAGGTCGGGCACTTGATGTTTCCCTTGGGGAAAACAGGCTCATTTTCGTTGAGCGGACGTTTGCCCGGATTGCCTTCCAGCACTTTCAATGCTGTGGGCTTTGGTTTTCTGCCCCTGGTTGCCAACTGGCACACCTCCCTTCATTTCATTTTCAATAGATTATTCCTTGCCAGTAGCGTCCTCAAAGCTCATTTCCACACCATCACGCAGCACATGGATATCGGCTGTGGTACTGACCGTGTCCGCATACCGCTGAACAATAACGGTGGCATACTTCGGGTCCAATTCCATCATCCGGCAGATCCGGTCTGTCTGGTCGCAGGCGATGAGTGTCGAGCCAGAACCACCGAATAAGTCTAAAACAACCCCATTGGGAGCGGAGCTGTTCTTGATGGGATAAGCCAGCAACTGGATGGGCTTCATGGTCGGATGAAGTGCGCTGTGCTTTGGCCTATCGAAGGTCCATATGGTTGTCTGTTTGCGATCCGCAAACCACCTGTGCTTGCCATTGGGCATCCAGCCAAAGAGCACAGGCTCATGCTGCCATTGATAGGGGGAGCGACCTAGTACCAGCGAGTTCTTCACCCAGATGCATACGCCGGAGATATGAAAGCCGGCCTCCCTGAAAGCAGAACGGAAGTTCAATCCTTCTGTGTCGGCATGGAAGATGTAGACAGAACCGCCCTCGGCCATATGTGTCGCCATATTGCGAAACGCCGCTAACAGGAAGTCATGAAATTGCTCGTGTGCCATGCTGTCGTTCTGGATGGTTTTTCCGTCTGCGCTCTCGTATGAGACATTATAAGGGGGGTCTGTTACAACTAGGTTGGCCTTAAGGCCATCCATGAGCAGCGCAACGTCCGCCTCATTTGTGGAGTCGCCGCATACCATCCTGTGTCTGCCAAGCGTCCAGATATCACCAGGTTTTACAAAGGGGGTTACCGCATCCGGATCAATGGTGCACTCGTCATCCTGCACATCTTTGTCATGCACCTTCGAAAAAAGGTCATCGATCTCGGCAGCGTCAAAGCCGGTAGCACCCAAGTCGTATCCGGCTGTTTGCAGTTCGCTTAGTAGGTCTGCCAAGGCAACCGGTTCCCACTCGCCTACCGCCTTGTTGAGAGCGACATTCAGCGCTTTTTCATCCTGCGGGTTTTCAATGTGCACGACCACACAATCGATTTCGGCAGCGCCTTCAGCAACCAACACCTTATAGCGTTGGTGTCCTCCCACGATATTCCCGGTCATTTCATTCCATATCACGGGATCCACATAACCGAAATCACGCAGGCTGCGCTTGATCTTTTCATAGGCAGGATCACCGGGCTTCAAGTCCTTACGCGGGTTGTACTTCGCGGGCTTGAGCCGGTCGATGGCAATCCGCTGCAGGTTCATCTTCGTGTTCATTCAAAACCCCCTTATGCAATCCTGATTTGTGGTAGTGCTTCACAAGCATCAATCACCAGTTTATAGTGCTCACACTTGTTTTGGATGTACTGAGTGTCCTTGATGGAAAGTAAAGGTACATCATTTATCACGCCTACATAATCTCCATATAAGTACTGTGCCGCAGTGTTATACAATCGAGCCAAGAACTCTGGATTATCATTGGAAGCCCCAAGAAAAATGCGTTTGCCTTTGTAACCAACCTTTGCTTCGTAGCGCTTAGAACACTTGGAATAGTAAACGCCCGCATAACCACTACGATTTGTGCAGAAGATCTTGTGGTTACACGAATTCTGTTGATATGATACTGCGCGTAAATTCGCCAATCGATAGTCCATCCTGTTGCGGTTAATATGATCAACGAACACGGTGGGATCGGTTATGCCAAGTAGCCAACGATGAAGAAGAATGCGTTTATGATTCACGCGTGAATAGTTCGATGCATAGCCATCTTTGTTTTTGTGCCACGGTAATTGTTCAATGTCAGGGATTTGATGCGTATCTACCAGAAAAATGCTTCCGTCTGGGAGTTTTCATTCCGCATGTGTGTCTTTGATTTGAAAATCATATTTGTACATCCGTTTCAAGGATAACCTCCTCATCATCAGTGATATATGCAAGAGAACCGCTCAATTGAGCGGTTTTTCTGCGTTTTGGGCTAGATACCCCCACCCCCCAATTTCGCGAAAATTCACGC